CCGTTCTTGCCTCCGAGGGGTGCTGTGCCATCGCCTTTATTGCTCTTTCGCAGTTTCTCGGTTATCTTGGCGTTGCGTCCTGCCACTTCGCCCTCTTCCCCGGCGGCCGCCACATCTGCGTCATAGTTGAGTGCCTTGCAGGCCATGTTGAGAGTTTCGGTACTGAATTTGCCCATAACACCGTCACGGACTACGCCGAGCAGAAAATCTACAACTTGGTCAATCTGCTCATCGCTCATGCCTCGCTCGGCCTGGAACTGACGGAGAGTATCAAGCGTATTGTCCATGTTCTTCTCATACTCTTCATCAAGTTTCTTAGAGTTGGCTATGCGCTCAACATACTCCTTGTTTGCTTCGGCTATCCTATCCTGCATTTCGGGGTCGTCAAGAACGTCCTTGATTTCTACGCCGAAGTTGCGGACAAGACCGAGGACGGGGTCGTTGCCGTTGTGCATATCGGTTAGGAACTGCGCACTGCGAGGGTCGGCCGCAAACATATCTGACAGCGATTTCTCCCTGCCTCTTAATCCCTCCAGTTCTGCCTCGTAAGTATCGTAATCATCGGAAATCTGTCCATAGATTTCCTCATCGTCCTCGAATTTCTTGTCGGGGTATTTACTACGCAGGCGGTCAAGATGTTGGTCGCGTCTGCTCTTAACTTCGTTATTATCAGCCATTACTTTGAAAATCTTATGGTTGTGTCAATCTTATGCGCAAAAGTAAGGTTATAAATTCGTGGGCGACTTTTAAGTTTTGTGACGTGAATTGGGTAACTTTGCAAGTACCTTTCAATCAATATCGCAATGGAATAGATGGCAAAACATTTCGGCTCGATAATGGATTTTACACGAGAGCGCAACGATGACCTTATGCGTGCGTATCGTGAGCAGCTTGCATTGGCTAACTACATTATCATGCCCGAAATTTTTGAAAAAGTGGCTGAATCTCCGGCCAAACGCTTTTGGGTTTCCGAAGAACGTGCCGCCGTTGAGGTATCGCGTATGTTGGTTGGAAAGCCATTCTCACGTATGCGCCCGAATAAACGTGAGATGTTTGAAGAGATATTTCGCAGATATATTGCTCTACGCGACTTACACCCGGATAAATCACTTTTTGTTTTGGTGTCTGATATTGTTCGTCAGCCTGCACCGAAATTTTATCTCACACCTCGTACTGTTGGAGAATTTATATATCGTATTAAGAATGGTTGGTATGACAAGCAGTTTGACCGATATAGAAAAGATATTGACGGAGAACGACCGCAGGAATGAGGTGATGTATGCGCCGTTCAACCCGATAACTGGGGAAGGGTCTATTGGAGAGAGGGTGCAGGTATATATCTCCGATTTCGCTATACCTGTTCAGTGGTTGCCTGCCGAGATGATGGCAATCCCTTTTGTCGGCAAACTTATCAAGGCCGGATCTATTGATAAATTCCTTTCCGATGTCATGCACGTTGAGCCTAACGACATCGACCATGACAAGGTTGCAGAAAAATTTATCCGCTTACGCTATCGTCATGACTTTCCGTTTTGGGCAGCTACACTTGTGTGGATACACAACAAGGACGCAGGCGCGGACGTGCTTTTTCGCCTGCGCTATCCTCAACGCATACTGGTATCACGCTTTGAAGAGAAGCGAAAGGCGGGTCTGCCGATACGTCTTATCCTGCTGAAAGCACGTCAGTGGGGCGGCTCCACTACGACCCAGTTGTATATGGCTTGGTTGCAGTTCTTTCACAAACGTGGTCTCAATTCACTTATCATCGCCCATCAAGGCACGGCTTCCGATGAAATCAAGGATATGTTCGACACGATGATTAAGGAATATCCTATTGAATTGCTCTATGACATGGGAGAAACCTACAATGAGAATGAGCCTAAAATGGTCGGGGTCGGTAAATCCGGCTCCACATCGCGCGTGCCTCAGCGCAACTGCAAGATTAAAATTGGTACAGCAGAGCGTCCTGATGGTTGTCGTGGCGGTGCGTACTCTCTTGTACACCTCTCCGAAGTCGGTATATGGAAAAAGACTGACGGCAAGTCGCCCGAAGATATTGTGCGTTCTGCATGTTCGGGTATTCTCCTGCGTCCGCTTACCATGATTGTAATGGAATCAACGGCAAACGGAACCGGTAATTTCTTCCACACTGAATATTCTGCGGCCGCTGACCCCGATATACCCTCGCAGTTTGAAGCGTTGTTTATTTCATGGTTTCAGATTGAGCAGTATTCTCTGCCTTTTGACAGCGGCGAGGCTCTGCGTGACTTTGCCCGGTGGCTCTACGAAAATCGGGAGAACGACAATGTACTATCCACACGCGAGGAATGCGGTAAGTATCTTTGGTGGCTGTGGGAGAAAGGTGCATCACTGGAAGCAATCAACTGGTACATCAAGGAGCGTAGCGGTAAGAACGACCACGGCGTTATGGCTTCCGAGTTTCCCTCTGATGATGTTGAGGCGTTTGTTCATTCCGGCACAATGGTGTTTGACAAATACCACGTTGAAGAATTTGACAAGGCGTGCCGTCCGCCTCGTTTTATCGGTGATGTGTATGCCGATGGAGACGAGGGAGAATCGGCTCTTGAAAATCTGCGTTTCCATGAGGACAGGCAAGGGCAGTTGTGGATATGGGCGAAACCCGAAGAAGATGATGATGTTGAGATTACTGACCGCTATCTGACTGTCGTTGACGTGGGCGGTCGCTCGTCTAAAGCCGACTGGTCGGTTATCCTTGTTATTGACCGCTTGAATATGATTGAGGGTGGTCGCCCGGCTGTGGTCGCTCAATGGTATGGGCATTGCGATATTGACCGCCTCGCGTGGAAAGCTGCACAGGTGGCGGCTTATTATAACAACTCCTTGCTGGTTATAGAGAGCAACACTCTTGAGACACATGACCGCGAAAGGCAAGTAGAGGGTGGCGACCAGTCGCAATATATCCTCAATCAGATTTCAACCATATATCCAAACCTCTACGCACGCCGTCAGTCTGAGGACGAGATAAGGCAGGGAATTCCGCGTAAATACGGCTTCCACACCAACATCGCCACAAAGCCGATGATTATATCAACGCTTGTCAAGGTCATACGAGAACATCTGTACACAGAGCGCGATAAGCGTTGTCTCGCTGAGTATCTTACATATGAACGCAAGCCCAATGGGGCGTATGGCGCGATTGTTGGCAAGCACGATGACTTGCTGATGACACGCGCTATCGGTATGCACATCTGCTTCTATGAGATGGAGATTCCACGGATTATCCCCAAAAAGCTGGAACAGGCGAGAAAAAGAAAAGGCCCCGTTTCCGAGGCCGTTTTCTGATTGTATAGTTATGCTGCCATCAACATCTGATGTGCCTTTTGGGCTGCCTGCATATTTGCTCCCTGCTGGACCTGTTGTGCAAGTTCGGGCGATAGACCGTCCGGCATCTGGCCTTTCTCCAGTTGTTCACGCTGGCTCTTGATACTTTGCAGGAGTTTATCGGCAAATGGGAAGTCGCCGTGTTCAAGCAATTGCTCCACTGAGATTGCCTGCACCTCAAACAGTTTCATCAGAATATCGTTCGCAATCGCGCGATACGCCGGGGTTGACGTGCTTTCAACGATTGACAGGTCAAACTCAACGTCACGGATTTTGCGTGGGTCGTACTCAACGATTGCCGAGTTCTTGCCTGCGATGTTAAATACTCGCGGTGTATCATAAAACTGCTGTATGTTTTTGACATCCTTTGTCGCACCGTCTTTGATAAAAGAAGAGAATGTATCAAGCAGGTCAAGCAACGAGGTCGTTGCGTTCTGCGCCTGCTGATTGTAGAGACTGGCCGACATACCCGAATAGCCGGGTTTGCCCTGCAATGCGCCGTTCACGCCCGATATGTCCTCAAAGAACTTAAGCTGCATATTCAGCAACTCGGTAATGCCTATCTGCGTGCAGTTGTTGGCAACCTGCTGCGGTAATGCCGTGCCTGTCTTTGGTTGCTTTATCATTATCACGCCGTTGAAGCGCGCCCACTCGTCTGCTATATCTTCAATTGACATTCCTTTTGGCAGACATTCTTCCGGGAAGAGTAGCACACCCTTTGCGCTTGCACGCATAATCCAGTCGTACATCGTGATGAGGCGATTGGTATATCGCTGTTGGTCGATCACATTGCTTACAAATGAATGTATCTCGCCGTCAATAAATGGATATGCCTTGAACACATAAGGATGGCTCTTGTGTTCGTAAGGTGTTTCTCCCTCGTCAAGTATGTCGCCAAAAGGTGTCAGATAGTAATAATACCAGTATGAATCAATAAACCACTCACATTGAATTAACGGAATTTCGCCCGGCTCCATGCCCAGTTCCGCACCTTCTCGCAGGCGTTCCCTGTTGACACTGCCGACAAATTCCTCATAATCCGCGATGTCAATCTTAAACACATCGCCATTGTTGACATCGTGGCAACGGTAACGTGGCTTGCTCTCTTTGCGCCATACCTCTATCACGCGACAGCGTGTGAGGTCACGAGGTACAAGGAAGTCGAAATATCCCTGCAACGGATAACCGAAATAGTCATAGGTAGCACCTACCACAGCCTTATCTCGTGCATGGGCGTATATCTCGGAAAGTCTTGAATAGTCGGCCTCGTTATGGGCGAAGCGTCCGCACAACTCCTCAAACGATATATCGTGAACTTCACCGAGACAGGACACATCCCACCCTCGGAAGTCTCGCATATTATTATCAATAAAGAAATTGTTTGGCTGAACGTAGTCCGTCCAACAATCCAGTTTGTCATTGCGCCAGCCATACCATTTTCGCTGTACCACAAAACCGGAGATAAGAAACTCTTCCATGCACCGGGCATTTATCTCAGTCATGCGGTTGAGCTGCATATTGCATTGCAGGACGGTCGACATTGTTTCTCCGTATTTCTGCTCATCGCGGTCTCGCGCCGTGCAGGTCGGCTCTTTGGCTTGACTGCGGTACACGCCGAGTACCGCCTGCACCATTCGGCGGATAAGGTTGTTTTTTAACGCGACATTACCCTGCGACTTGATGTAGTCCTCTTCCTTGACCATCTTACCGTCAACGCAGATATAGTCATCCCACTGTCTGCCGTATGTATAGTTCTTGTTGCGCTCTCGGTCTTGACGGAATGTCTCCATTGCCTGCCAATATTGTTGCGCTTCCCATAGAACATCAAAGGCTCGGTTGCGCCCCGTACTCTTGGCGCGTGCCACGCTGTCCAGTTCACTCTTGGGCATTACGCGGCTTGCTTTATGTAATTTCTTCTTTGCCATTGTGATTGGTATATAGTGGACGGTGCAAAGTCATCGACCGCAGGTCGCTTTGCCACCTTGATTTTTGACCATGCGCAAAGATAACTCCATGCATCGTCCACTATCGTTTAACTATTGTTGCGTGTTTATCAACTCTCTTACCATGTCGCTCTTCAATCTGATGATGGCCTGTGCGCAAGAGTCACGTTGAGCAG